CGGCACATCAACGAAGCTGGACTACTCGCGCGAGTCGTGGCTGAAAGCGGTCAAACTGATCCGCCGGACACCCCAACTGGCCCCAGATATCGCAGCCCGGGGTGCGGTGCGGTCGGTCAACGGCGAGCAAGAGATCACGACCCCGTGGGATTCGCGCTACAAGATTGCGGCGGCGAACGAGACTGGCGGCCGATCGCTCACCGTTCATCGGCTGATCGAGGACGAGATCCGGCAGCATCACGACTACTCGGCACATGAGGCCGCCGACAATGCAATGAACGCAGTTGATGATGCGCAAGGGTGGGCGATCAGCAACGAAGGCGACGACAAGGCTGTCGTATTGCATGATCTGTACGAGTCAGCGCAGACGTTCATTGAGACTGGGGTCGGCGATGAGCGGCTCGGCCTGTTCGCTTGGTCGGCGCCGCTGGACTGTGATCTGCTCGATGTGTATGCGACTGCACAGGCGAACCCGAACCTGGGGCGTCGGATCTTTTGGGCGAATCTGATCGGGAAGGCGCAGCGGGCGAAGAGCAGGGGCGGCGAGGCGGAGGCCCGGTATCGCACTGAGGTGTTGTGTCAGCGGGTGCCGTCGATTGTGCCGAAGCCGATCGACCTGGAACGTTGGGAGACCCTCGCAGTCGGAGATGCGGTGACTTCGTCGGCGCCGCGGTTCTTCTTGGATGCTTCGCCCAATCTGAGGTCAGCGGCTATCGCCGGTGCAACGATGCGCGGCAACATCCCGCATGTGAAGCTAGCCGACTACCGGGCCGGGGTTGACTGGGTTCAGGGCCGGATCAAAGAGTTGGCCGAGCAATACCCGCACGCAATTTGGCAGTACGAGGCGACCGGGCCAGCCAGCGCGTTGAAAGAGGCGCTAAAAGCCGCCGGCGTCGAGGTCGAGAAGCCATTCAACACAACCGACATGGCTCGAGGCTGCACACATCTGGCGAAACTGGTCGACGAACTGGGCGTGACCCATTCCGGAGATGACGAAGTCACGATGGCCCTCGATGCGGCTGTGAAACGCGACATCGGCGACCCCGGGTTGTGGGCGTGGGGGAAACGTAAGTCGGGCGGCGACATCACTCCGATTGTTGCCGTGACGGGGGCGCTGTGGCTGCTGGAGTTGCAGCCCGCCTACGACGTGCTCGCGAGCATACGGTGAGGGGGCTCGGGTGCGTGATGTTGTCACCACCGCCTTGGATGCCCTCGGGCTTCTGCTTGTGGCTGCCGGCGTGATCTGGGGGCTGCTTCCGTTCATTGGCGGCTTCTGCCTCGCGGCGGGGGGTGTGGTTGTCCTGGCCGGTTCATGGTGGGCGGCCCGTCCTCCTAAGCGAGGTGAGCCGTGAGTCTGTTCAACAAACGGCTGTGGGGGATCGGTTCGGCTATCGATCTGGTTCCGCGGCGGCCGTCGTCGGTGCGTCCCACCGGCACCGTGAATGTGACGAACGAGACGGCGTTGCGGCATTCGGCGGTGTGGGCGTGTCTCCGGTTGCGGGCGAACCTGATCTCCACTCTTCCGCTGGATGTGTTCCGTCGGGTCGGCGGTGTGCAGATTGAGGCGTTCAAGCCGCCGGTGTTGGTGAATCCGGGCGGGGAGCGGGTCGGCATTTTGGAGTGGCTGTACTCCACCCAGGTTGATTTGGATCGTGCCGGGAACGCGATCGGCCTGATCACTGAACGGGACAGCCGCGGTTTGGCGGCCCGAATCGATCTGGTGCCGATCTCTGAAGTTGCGGTCGTGGTCCGCAAAGGGGAGCTGTACGGATATCGAATCGGCGGGGTCATGCACACCGACCTGTCGCAGATTTGGCATGAACGGCAGTACACGGTTGCCGGGCTACCACTCGGGCTGTCTCCGGTCGCGTATGCAGCGTGGTCGATCGGGGAGTATCTGTCGATCCAAGAGTTTGCGTTGGATTGGTTCGGTTCCGGCACGATTCCGGCGGCGATGCTGCGGAACAAGGCTGTGACGCTCACCGACGCCGAGGCTGACGAGGTCAAGGCCCGGTTCAAGGCGGCTGTGGCGGGCAGGGACCTGTTCACCACCGGCAACGACTGGGAATATGAGCCGATCCAAGCCCAGGTTGCGGGCGGGGAGTGGATCAACGCGAAACAGTTCGGGATAGCTGACATTGCTCGGTTTTTCGACTGCCCAGCGGATCTGATCGACGCCGCCGTATCCGGTCAGTCGATCACCTACGCCAACATTGGGCAACGGAACCTGCAGTTGTTGATTATGCATCTCGGCCCGACAGTAGTTCGCCGCGAAGCAGCGCTCACCCAACTGACCACCCGTCCCACCTATGTGAAGTTGAACACGTCCGCCCTGTTGCGGATGGATGACCAAACCCGGGCAGCGGTGCAGCAGACGAAAATTTTGGCGCGGACGTTGACGCCGGATGAGGCCCGTGAGCAGGAGAACCTGCCACCTTTGACTGAGGATCAGATCGCTCTGTTTGAGCGGCTGTTCACGGTGCGCCGGATCTCCGAAACAGTGCAGGCTGGGGCCACACCGGAGTCGTTGGTGACGGACGGGTCGTCCGCGCCATGATCACGAGGAGTGCGATGACCACCGATATTGCCGCCCTGCGCGCTGAGGCTGCCGAAAAGTCCCCGAACGCTGTGCCGTGTGGGGTTGCTCGTTCGCAGCCGTTCCCGGGCGAGTTCCGGGCGCAGATGGTGAAACGTGACGGGCAGGACCGGTACCACATCGAGGGCTACGCCACCGTCTATGAGCAGCCGTACGAAATGTGGGATGCGTTCGGCCCGTACAAGGAGGTCATGTCTGCCGGTGCCGGTGCTGATTCGCTGAAGGCCAGCCCGGATGTGGCGTTCCTGACTAACCATCGCGGGGTGACGATGGCCCGTACAACAAACGGCAGTCTGAGGTTGAGCGAGGATTCCACCGGGCTTCCCATCGAGGCGTGGCTGAACCCGCAACGGCAAGACGTCAAGGATCTGGTGATTGCGATCGAGGACAAGGACGTCACCGAAATGTCGTTTGCGTTCATGATCGATGACGGCAAATGGTCCCCGGACTACACCGAGTACCGAATCAACCGGTACGACATCAACCGGGGGGATGTCAGCGCGGTCAACTACGGCGCGAATCCGTACACGTCAGTCGCAGCCCGGGCGCAGGAGATTCTCGCCGACCTTGACCATCTGAACCCGGGCGCGGCCCGTGCCGCGCTCGAACGTTTGCAGCATCGGCCGGATATGGCCGATCAGCTTCCGCCGGCAGATCAGACCGGCGGCGAACAGGTGAAGCAGGGCCGGACGACCGCCCTGATCACCCATCTGTTGCTCGCCGAAGACCTGTAGACGAGCACCCCGCACCACCCTTCCTGCACCAAGCAACACGCCACCCGACACATCGGATCGGGGCGTGGTTTCCGTCGTGCGAGCCGGCAGATCGAACCGGTGGCCCGCAAGGAACGCGCATTGCTGCACCACATCCATAGCAATCGTGAAAGGAACCATCCCCAATGGCAACCATTGATGAGCTGATCGCCTCCCATGAGGTTGAGCTCGAAGCCGCGCAGAAGCGGCGTGACAAGACCACGATCGAAATCAAGGCCATCCTTGCTCTCGCCAACCAGGAGGGCCGCTCGGCGGTAACCGCCGACGAGGATTGGCGGGTTACCGAACTGTTCGGAATCCGCGACAAGGCCAAGGTCGACATCCAGGGCATCAAGGCCAAGCTGGAGACTGCACAGCGGGTCAAGTCTGAGGAGACCGAGGCCGCGCAGGCCGCGAAAGAGGTCGTGAAGACCCCGGCGTCGACTCGTCTGCCTGCCTACGATCAGGTTGCCCGGATCGGTGCGGAAGAGCGCACCTACCATCCTGGCGTTGACCGCAAGGGTGCCCGGTTCCTCCGCGACGTCGCCCGACAGTTCCTCTACAACGACGTGTCCTCCAGTGAGCGGCTGTCACGGCACATGGCTGAGGAGCGGGTCGAGCGGGCCGGGCAGTACATGGAGCGGGCCGCCGGCGACACCAACACCGGCAACTGGACCGGCCTGGTGGTGCCGCAGTACATCACCGACATGAAAGCCCCGGCGATCGCAGCGTTGCGGCCATTCGCGAACATCTGCAACAAGCATGACCTGC